GCGACGGCCGCCAGTCCGGGGAGCACGTCCCGCGGGAACGCTGCCTGGACTAGGAACCGACCGCGAGCCACGCTGCCGCCGGCTTCCTCGACGGCGCCCAGGAAGGGCTCCGCGTTCGGCCCCTTGAGCATCCGCACGAACGTCAGCCGCTCGGCGACGATCCGGCCGTAGTGCACCCCAGGGCCGTCGAAGGCCAGCAGGGTCGGCAGGTGTTCGGGCCACAGCTTGGTCACAGCGTCGGCCAGGTCGATGCACGACCCGACCGTGGTGACGCCGGCCGAGCGGAGCGCGTCGATCAGCGGCGCCATCTCCACGTCGATGTACACAGTGGACCCGAGCATCATGCGAGGCACCTGTGCGTGCGTCTCACCGTGCCGCACGCACACCCGGCAGTCGCAGGCCAGTAAGGCCTTCATACCCGCAACGAAGCCGACGGCGTCGAAGGCAGCGACAGTCTGGCCGGTCATGCCGTCTGCCCCCCAGCGCCGGCTGACGGGAGGAGGCCTTGCCGCGCTGCCCACTCGACGAGCTCGACCACCTGCCGGTACTGCTTGGGCGGCACGAGATCGAGGTCAGAGAAGCCATCATCGGTCGCAGGCTCGATGATGTCCCGGTCGTCCACGACAACCTTCCGCAGCGTCGGACGGCCCGGCACAGCATGGCCCTGGATGCGGGCCGCCCACAGAGTCGCCGCATCCTTGGACAGTCCTTGGGGGCGCTGGCGGTGGTACTCATCCCACGAGCCGGCAGCGGCCAGCAACCGCATCTCCCGCAGGGCGGCGGCCACCGCTCCCGCACACTCTCGCTTCTCAGCGTGCTCGGGCACCGCTTGGTAGCCGGCGGCGATCCACTCGGGGTCGCCGCCATGCGGGAACATCTCCCGGTCGGCGAGGGAAAGATGGCAGGTGGACACGTAGTTGCCGTCACGTACGGCGGACCACTGGGCGGCGCGCTCCGTGCGGCCATACGCGCCGTCGTACTTCTGCGGAACCGGAAGCCCCTGATTGCTCACCCGCCACGGGCACTCGTGACACGGCGTCACCGGTGCGCGCTTGACGTCCTTGGACATCGATCCTCGTCTCTCAGTAGTCGAAGCAGAGCAGTTTTTTCGCGGTCACAGGAAAAGGAATTGCCCGCCGTTGCTGGGCACCGGCAGCGTCAGTCCGTGCAGCGCCAGCGTGGCGGCCACCAGCGGCGACACCCGCGAATCCTTCCGGGAAAGCACCCGCTGCCCGGCGTCACCGGAGGTCGACCAGCGGGCCACCGCGACGGCGCTGTTCAGCTCGGGCTGGTTACCGTGCCGCACCTGGCCGGCGGCGACCGCCGCGTCGAGCGCCGAGCAGGCGTCGACGTAGAACCGGCGCGACACCGCCTCGACACCTCCCTGCGATGCCTGGGCCGAGGGAAAAAAACCGAAGCTGCCAATCTCGGAACGGTCCTGGGCGAACAGCTGGGAGGACGATGACGGGGCGGCCTGTTGAAGTTGTGGCAGCAGGAATGCGGCCGTGCCGGTCTGCTCCACGAGCAGCTTTCCGCCCCACGTGGACAGCACCTCGGCGCAGCGGGCGATGACCCACTCCACGCCCTCGCGGTGATCGGCGAGCACGACGTGCGAGGAACCGTCCGGGCGGCGCCAGGCGACCGCGAGCGATGCACTGGAGTGGTCGGGGGCGACGTCGAGGGCGAACACTGCACCGGTACCGCGTTCGGCATTGGCGTCAGCGAGCGAGGCCCATGCAGCCGGGGCGATGGCCGCGTCGACTGCCTCCACCCACTGACACAGGACCTCAGTGCGGAACACCTCCTCCGGATCGACCTCCAGGGCCGACGCGATCGCCTGCTCACTCATCCGGTGACCGAGCGCGGGGTTCGCCTGTGCCCAGGCGGCCCGGTCGTCCAGCGCGCAGCCGTCCGGCGCTGACCACTCGAAGATGCCGAGCGTCGTGTTGCGGTCCGCGGCCGACGCGAGCGCCTTCTCCCGGAGGCTGGCGAGCACGACCGAGGACTTGTCGCCAGCGTTGGAGAAGCCGAGCACCTGCGGCGCCGGGCGGGCAAGTGTGGTCTTGGTGATCGCCGACCACGCTTCCCAGTTGTGGTGTTCGCGGAGCTCGTCGAGCAGCACCAGGTCTGAGGACAGCCCGCGGCCACCGGAGCGGGTCGCGGCGGCCACCTTGTAACGCTCACCCGAGGTCAGGCGCATGAACTTGTCCCCGTTGGTGCGGGAGACGTGCGCGACCTCCCGGGCCAGCTCGGGGACGCTCTCAGCCATCTGCAAGGCGCCGGTCCACGTCTCCTCGGCCAGGCCGAGGTTCTGCGCCGTGCCGAGCACCAGCGGGGCGCCATCGACGTACATGCGCCACAGCGCCAGCACCTGCAGCAGCGTCGACTTCCCGCACTGCCTGCTGGTCAGCACCAGCAGCGTGCGGAAGCGGAACGACCCGTCGTCGGCCAGCTCCAGGCCGTGCAGCAGCACCCACTTCTGCCATGGCATCAGTTCCAGGCCGAGCACTTCCTCGGCGAACTCGATGCACTCGAACCCGCGGGTCGTCTCCGGGGTCAGCTCACGGGCCGGCGGCGTCGCCAGCCGCGGAACCTCCGAGCCGAGCAGGGTCGCCGTCGTCACGAGGACCGCCGACCACGAAGCGCGGCGAGCTTCCCAGCGACCTGCTCCTCCACGCCGAGGGCCTTCCGTTCGGCCGGGGCACCGCCGAGAGCGCGCAGGACCCCGGACAGGTTCTGCCCCAGGTAGCCGGCGGCCTTGTCGTCCTCGGCGGCATCGATCCGGCGGGCGTAGTCCAGCGCCAGCGCGACCATCGCCTGATCGGCAGGACCGAGCCACGGCATGGCATCAACGGCGGCCCTGACAGCCCCCAGGACGCCCTCCGGCGGGCTCAGCGGGTGAACGGTGCCCATGTCTCTCCTAGGGGTGGGGTAGCGGGGACGGACGGGGCGGGGGGCTGGCGGGTCCCCCGCCTTGCCCCTTGGTCTCGCCCCCCGGGGGTGATCTTGATGTTCTTCACCACTTGAGCTGAGTGACCGCGGCGGGTCGGCGACGTGGCGCGGTCACCAGTCGGTTGTGCTTGCTGCCGTTGCACGGACGACAGGCGCCGCGCAGGTTGGACCGGACGTGCGCCAGGTGCGGGAACAGTGACAGCGGCAGAACGTGATCGACGGTCGTGCTCGGCCGGCGTCCGCACAGGTAGCAGACCGGTTCCTCTCGGAGTACCTGCTCACGCAGCCGTCGCCACGGTCTGCCCTTGCGGCCGTGCGTTGTTGCCGTCATGGCTGTCTCGCTTCGGACCCGCGAGGTGAGACAGCGCCGACGCTGGTCGACTGCCGCAGAGAAAGTGCCGCAGCATCTCGGTCGGCCATCGATCCCCGGTCGATCTCATGGCGCCCAATCGGGGTGACGTTGACGCCGGCGCTGTCTCGGTTCATGGGGTCAAGCCGCTGGCGGGATGGTGGGCGGCACGATGGGTGTGCCGTCGGGCTTGCGCGGGGTGAGGTCGTGCACCTTGCGGTAGCCGTCGCGGTCCCGGCGGGATGACCGCTCGGTGCCGTGTGGCATGCGGGTGCCGCTGTCTGCGGCCTTGGCGTCAGCCTCGGTGTTGAGCGGCTTCCCGGCGGCGTCCCGCGGCCAGTACGGGTAATCGCCGTTCGGTCCGGGGTCGTAGGCGTCGACGGTCATGGGGTCAGCCCTGCTCGGCGGCGGCGCCGGCTGCCTGTCGGCCGGCGTACAGCCCTGCCACCTCATCGCTCACCTGGTCGGTGGCGATGCGGGCAGCGGTCCGCAGAATCAGCTCGAGGACTTCGGCCGCGGTGATCTCGGTCTGCATCGTCTGCGTGGGCAGGGGCTGCTGGCCAACGCGCATACGTGCGCTGCTGAGTTCCTGCCGGATGTTCGAGCGGCGGCGCAGCGCGGCGTAGTAGCCGGCCAGGGCGAGCACGAGCGGGTTGCTGGCGAGCTCCTGGTCGAGGGCCTGAGCGGCCTTGGTGACGCCGTCCTCGAGCTTGGTCAGGGTGTGGCTGGCGAGGAACTGCTCGTCCCAGTCACGCTCGGCGTCTTCGCGGCGTTGGCGCTTGGCTTCGTCCTCGCGCCAGATCTGCTCCCGGAGCATCGCGGCGCGCTGTTCGGCTTCGGCGACCTCCCGCTCGATCTGCTCTCGGGTAGGCGTCGCGGCGGTCTTGGTGTTCGCAGGCATGTGGGTTTCTCCTCGGTTCAGGCGGCGTCGGGGCCGGTGTAGGGGGTGTAGACGCCGGCTGCCCGGGCGTCGCGCCAGGCCTGGCGCACGTCTCGGTAGATGTCGTGCTGGGAGATCACCGATCGGGGCAGCCGGTTGAAGGCGGCGCGGTCGGTGTCCCAGAGTTCGCAGGCGCGTTCGAGCGTTGGGTCGGGTCGGAACGATCGAGCATTCGTCTCGAGCCGGGCGCGCTGGTTCTCGTCGTGGCTGAGGGGCATGGGTCTTCTCCTTCGGTCAGTGGGGGTTGTGGTCGGCGACGAGGTGGCGGAACTGCTCGTCGGCTTGGTCGCGCCAGTGAGTGCGGGGCTGCCGTCGGCGACCGATCTGCGCGCGGCACCAGTCGCAGCGACCGTCCTTGCCGGGCTTGCGGATGGACACCTCGAACAGGCCGCAGTCGGGGCAGTAGTGCGCGGTCATCGGGCGACCAGCGCGCAGCAGTCGGGGCACTCGGTGACGACCTGCCAACCGCAGCCACCGTGACCAGAGGTCGTGCAGACCACCGACGGCCAGGTGTCGTCCCCACTACTCCCGTAACTGCCTGTCCTGTCCTGTCCTGTCCTGTCCCTTTCGGTTCTCGACTCGCTTAGCGAATGGGTTTTCTGAGCGTGGGTTTCAGCGGCACCGCCGTCCGATCCGCGACCGTCGCTTCCACGATGGGTTGACGAATCGAAAACCGACTGGGAAACCGACTGGGTTTCTGAGGGCGAGGACGGCATCTCGGTGATCTCCCGCGGCACCTTCCTCGGCCGACCGCCCTTCTTGCCGTTCGAGGCGTTCGCGGACTGCTGCGCGAGAACCTGCTCCCGCGTGCGCTGGTAGTCACCGTGATGGCGGATGACGTATACATCGCCGTCCTCGCTCCACCAGCCGACAGCGAGCAGCTCGTCGACAGCGTCGGGATGCTTGGCGAACCGACGGAGCTCATCCTTCGGGATGTGGAGGTCGAGCAGCTTCCTGCCGTTCCATACGAGCCCTTCGACGTGCAGCCGGAAGGCGCGATCCGACAACGTCCAGCAGTCGTCGGAGAAGTCGTCGGAGAACTTCGACCAGGTCATCGATCCACCGCCTCGACGGCAACCGTCCAGCGGTCCGAATATTCGGCGAAGGCCAGTACGTCGTCGGCGCGATTCAGCGGCACCATCCAGCAGCGCCGGTCGGAGTCCCATTGACGGCGCTCAATCTGGGCCGCGTCAAGGAGAGCGAAGACGCGGTCACCGCGGTCGCCATCCCGCAGCCAGACGGTCCGCCTCCCCACTTCGACAACGAGATGCTTCCCCACCTGCGGCCGGCGTCCGCTGAAGGGGTCGCGGCGCCCGTCTGCCAGCGGCTCGCATCGCAGGGACGCGAGCCGACGACGGCGCAGTTGTGCCGCTGCGCGATTCTCGCGGGAACCCGTAGAATCAATGTCGAAGAGCGTCTTGGCGGCGACTTCGGCGGGGCCGGCTACCTGGGGAGGGGCCGGCCTTCTGCTTCCGCTCACGCAGCAGCACCGCCGCGGAGAAGGACCGCAAGTCGGTCTCGCTGCTCGTCGGACAACGGGGGGGCTGTGTCGACGAGCTCGCGGATGCGACGTTCGACAGAGGCAACGCTGCGAGCCTTAGCAGAGCGTCGCTGCAGTTCACGGAAGTGCTCCCGGCGTTCGTCGTGCCGGGGGGCAGTTTGGGCCATTTCGACTCCGATGGGCGTCTCAAAGACACCCACCAAGAGCGGGCCTGCGTGGCCGTGAAGTAACCCTGCACGACCCCAGGGACGCTACAACCGCTAGCGCGCTTAGAACGGTATCAGACTGACGTCGAATTCCGCACGGTCGCCGACACCCCAGTTCCGGGGGTGAAAGCGGCCTTCGATCAACTCGAGCCACTTTGCCCGGCTGAAGTAGGGCGTCCGAGTGCACCGAGGACAGTCGAAGATGTAGTTGCTGTTCGCGCCCTCCTTGTTCTCAGGAGGGAGGAACGATTGATGCCTCGACGATGCGGGCCAGGTCACACGCCAGCCGTCGGCGTACCAGCGCACGTCGCCCAAACGTGTCCTCTTGTGCTGCCCTCGGTCAGTGCAAACGACCGCCATGATGCCCAGGAGCGGAGGGGTTTCCTCGTTGACGTTCGTCACGACGCCTTCCAAGTGATCTCAATGGCCCGCGGGTCAAAGTAGGTTCCCCCCGGCTGCCACCCCATAGGACGTCCCCGCGGCGCCCTATGAACGATCACGGTCATCAGAACCTCGATGATCGCTCGGCGCCGCGACAGATCCAGAGTTGGCCAGACCTCCGCGACACCCTCACCCACGACACCATCCAGGGCGGAGGCACCTGCGGCGTTGGCGAGTTTCTGGTCAAGCTCGTCGAGCTGCCGCCGGAGCGTTTTCGAGCCACGCTCCATCTGTGAGCCGGTGATCTCCCCCGCCGCGAAGCGGTCCACCAGCTCGTCAAGGCGCGCTTGCAGTGCCAGCCTCTGAACTTGCAGCGATGACGTGTCGACGGTGGCCTGCTCGCGCATGAGGTCAGCGGCGTCCAGCCGGGACAGCCGCTCCACGGTGACGGCCTCCACGAACTCGTCCAGCGGTTCACAGCGGCGGACGACGTGCGCGCCATGCTGGCAGCGGTAGGCCGGGGCGAACCCGCGGCCCTTGCCGCCCGTCCCGGCCGTGGTTGCCCTCAGGGGGGCACGGCAGACGCCGCACAGGTACAGACCCCCACCGAGCCACCGGCGAGCGTTCCCGGTCGTCGTGCGCCGGCTCTTGTCCGACACCATGGCGCGGACAGCCTGCCACAGCGACTCGTCTACGATCGCCGGCCACTGTGCGCTGCCGACGACCTCACCCCGATGTTCCATCAGCCCGGCGTTCCGAGGCCGCGCCAGCAGCTTGCGGACCTCGGTCGGCTTCCACGGCCCACCGGTCGACGTCGTGACGCCGCGCTCGTTCCAGTCCCGGGCGATGGCGTGCAGACTCATCCCGGCCAGCAGGTCATCCGTTGCCCGGCGGATCTCCACGGCCTCGCTCTCGTGGATGGTCACGCCGTCGGACTCGTAACCGAACGGGCGTCGTCCACCCTTCCAGCGGCCCGCCGTGGCAGCCTGGAGCTTGGCTGCCTGCTGCCGCTCGATCATGTGCTCGACCTCGTACCGTCCGGCGCTGCCGAGCATTCGAGCCACCATTCGGCCCGACGGCGTCGCCAGGTCGATTGGTCCGGCCTTCACGGTCTGTGTGATGACGCCGCGGGGATCACAGACGTCGATGTACTGCTCCAGCTCGACGGGACGCCGGTGTAGGCGGTCGGTGTGCCACACAACCACGGCGTCAGCGCGGCCTTGCTCCAAGTCGTCCAGCAGGGCGCGGTATCCAGGACGAGGCTTGCCGGAGTACGCAGACAGGTCGTTGTCGCTGTGATGCCCCAT